TACTTTTGAAAAAACTCCTTCTAGAGTGTTCAATGATCCTATTCCTTGGACGCCAACAGAAGAAGTTAAAAAAAGCGAAGTCGATGAATTATTAGCCGATTTAAAGACGGTATATAATTTGTTACCATACTTTCCGATTCAGATTAGGCCAATTATCGAGACGATGATTGTAACAATTACGACCGATACGATTGTCCGTATCGATCCTCCAGATCCGGAAACTCCTCTTCCTCCGGAGCCAGAAGATCCGAATATCTTTATTCCGGTCGAGCCTAAAATTCCCGAGGTTCCAAAACCGGTTGCTCCTAAACCAGAACCTAATCATGACGATCCTTTCGGGTTCCCTGATGTTCCGATTGTCGATATTAAACAGGAACCGTCTGAAAAAATCGATAAACTTGTATATCGATGGACAAAAAGCAATCTGGTTCGCATTAAAAAGCACTGGATCGATAAGTTAAAAGATTATCTTCAAGATTATTTATCTAAAATGTTCCATGCTGTACAATTATGTGGAGCTGAAGATTTAACGATATTATTATTAGTATTCGATGGTTTAGCCGTTAAAACTGTATCTGGTAAGAAATGTAAAGTAGCGCATGACAGTATTGTTCGTAACGATTTAATGATTCGTGAAAAGGCGAAGATGATGGCTAAGCTATATGGAGCCGATGAATTAATTAAGTTCATGCGAGCAATCGAAGCGGCGGCACAAACTCGTCAAGAATATTATAATCATGAATTTTTATCGTATTGCCCGACAATGTTAAGTCAATACGAAAATGATTTCTTGCGAGAGAATCGTGCTATATACGACCAGAAGTATGTTAATAGTGTATATCAATATAATAAATTATTGATGTCGTCTACAGAATTAACGAAAGACGTATTTGATTTAACTGTTAATAGTGCATTTGCTAAAGGCGTTTTAATTAATAACGGTATTAATCCATTCGAGAAAACGCCGGAACCAGATCCAGTCTTTTATTTAAATAATTTATCTCCTGATCCTGGTAAAGTCGGTGCTAACGGATTATCGAGTACCGGTAATTATGGTAACTTGAAACCTGGTTCATTATCTGATAGAATTATAAATGGTAGCGGAGGTACTGGAGTCATTGATACAGACTTTACAAAAGCAGTTGCATCTGGTTTGGTCGGTTCTACTATGGCAAATGGATCAGTTGGCTGCGTAGAATTCGCGACTAAGTTCGGTTCCTATTTCTCTAAATTCTTAGCCGATGAATTATCGAAAGGAACCGTTAACGTCGACGTATTGATGCAAAATGCTAGAGCTGCCGGATTACAACACGTGACTAGCGGAACACCGGCAAAAGGTGATATAATAGTATATTATAACGATGCCGAAGGTTATAACCATGTCGTTATTGCCGATGGGCAAGGCGGCTATTATGGCAATTCATCTTCACAAAATAAAGGTGTCCATGGTAGCGACTTCCACGAAATGGGTGGTTGGACAAATTATGCCGGGTTCATTTCATTACAAGGAAAGTAAATGAAAATATCAGATTTTTATGAGGCTGAACAGCCCAAAAAGAAAAAAGATTCTGTCCTTGGCAGAGCAGTTAGCACTGTCAAGGAGAATCTTATTAAGGCCAAGGCAATAGCTTTCGGTCAATTTAATCGACGAGGATCTAATCCAGGTTCTCGCACATACGATTTAGAAAGAATTAAAAATGCAATTCTTACCGATTCATATTTATCGGTCGCAATTAGAAAGTTCTCTCAGCTTATTACAAAAGCCGGGTATCAAATTAAATCTAAAAATGAAGCCGCAGCTGATTATATTAATGATAGATTGCGTATTATAGAATTTCGTTCTAAAATTCCTTTTTATGTTTTAATAACTTCTATTGCAAAAGACTTGTATACTTTCTCAAATTCGTATATAATTAAAACTAGAGATAATGATACGCAAAAATTTGGAGTTAAAGCAGATCAAATTTATAAAGGCGGTTCGATCTCTGGTTTATTCTTAGCAGATCCTTGTAATGTCACAGTACAGCGAGGAGACGATGGAAGAATTGATCATTACCTAATCGATGGAGAAGAGTATTCTCCGAACGATGTGATTCATTTGTACATCGATAAAATGAATAATGCCGAGTATGGCACCTCTAGAATGTTTACCGTTCTAGAGGATGCATCTATGCTGCGGAAAGCTGAAGGATTGGTTATGACGATATTATATCGTTTCGCCACTCCTATTTTGCATATAAAAGTAGGTAACACTGCTGAAGGTCAATATGCTACTCAAAAAGAAATTGACGACGCAAGAAATGCTTTTCAAGATATGCCTAATGACGGCTTTATCGTAACAAATGAAAGAACGACAATTATGTCTGTTACTCCCGATATGAAAGCTAACGATTTATTGAATTTCTTATCGTATGTGGAGCAACGTATTTTTACCGGTCTCAATGCTTCAAAATCTTCGATGGGTCGAGGTGGTGGACAATCCTCAGCCGACAATACGGAAGCATTAATGCATGACGAAGTAAAAGCATTCCAGAATGTAATTTCTTCTTTTATCGAAAAATATTTATTTACGGAATTATTATTAGAAGGTGGATTTAATCCATTAACTAATAAAGATGATTATGTATTCTTCGACTTTAACGAAGTATCGATCGATACAAAAATTAAAGTTGAATCTCATACGATTCAAAAATATCAAGGTAACGTTATTACTCTTGATGAAGCTCGTCGTGAACTTGGCTTCGATAACGAAGTATCTGAAACGGACATGTATGCATTTAAAGTTACATTGGAATCTCAATTAGAACAAATCGATGCACAAGCAGATGCATCTATTAAAACGTCCAAAGAAACAATGCAATTACAACCGGCTCAACAAACAAGTAAAGACGGCTTAGACGAACGTAGTTTTAACGGGAAAAAGAAACAATCGACTCCGAATAAATATTTCTCGAACGATGCAAATCCTCAAAATCAAAATACAATTCAAGATAATCCGATTGCGAAAGAATTCGTAATGAAGGAATCTTTAGAAGATAATATTAAAGATTATGAGAAAAATTTTAGCGATATACACGCAAGTTACAATCGACTAGGTAATATATTGGCGAGTCGTGGCTCTACAAAGCCTGTAGTTACCGAACTCTTGAAAAAGTTAAATAAACATTTGACAGAGTCCGCAAGGCGTGGTGTTAACGATTCACATGCGAACAATAAAACTAATGGAAAGATAATTGATCCGATAGTCGATTCATTTGAAGACTATTCTTCAAAAAAAATTAATAAGATAGTCGAAGATTTAAAATCTACGACAAAAAACAATAAAGATAAAATATACATCGATAATCAACTTTCGAAAACGGAATATCGATTAAGATTCTTATGTGATTATCTCACAAAGAAAGCTTACTGGTGGAATTACGTTCAACAATGTAAAACCGACGGTGTAAAAACAATCGAAATTCAATTCGAAAATAGCGATCATCAAAATGGCCGCATGACCCATTTCGATATCGATAAGATTACTATCGAAGATATTCCAGCTTACACTCCATATTGTAAGTGCTCAATTAAGCCTATAATGAAAGGATAAACATGGAATTCCGTGAATATCTTGGGTTTAATCCTGTAGACGTAAAAGAGTCCGCAGTCGCACACTCTCATTCTTTATCTAACAACGTTAAAGCTAAAGGATTAAAAGTGGAAATAGAAGCACTACATTTTTATCCGTATGCTACTCGTAATGATACACGTTATTACGAATCTGCAATGAGAGAGTCGTTGCATAAATGGACTTATCCTTATAACATTCCAGTTATTAAACATCATAACGACGAAGACGGTGAAACAATCGGTCGCGTTATTAATGCCGAGATTAAGGAATCTCAACGATTACCTGGTACGAAAGCATTAGTATTAACTGCCGATATTTTAACGCCTGATGCTCAAGAAGAAGTTAAAAATGGTTTGTTAGATACTGTAAGCATTGGCGCTCGCGGCGACGAAGTTCGTTGTTCTATTTGTGGACAAGATTTAGCGAACGACGGTCTATGTGAGCATGCTCGAGGAACTAAATATGACGGCGAGATGTGCTATTGGGATTTTAAGAAATTAGAACCTAAAGAGCTATCCTACGTTATTGTTCCATCTGATGCATATGCTAAGAATATTAAAGTATATGATGATAATGCAGAGCCGGCTCAAGTTGAACCGGTTCTTCCTATTAGCTCATTAGAAGGAGAACATGACGGCAATAAAATTGTCGTTAAAGAACACATGGAAAAAGAACCTAAAGTAATTCCAGCAGAAGTCGAAGCAAAAGAATCTGCTGAAGTAACTCCAGCTCCTGCTGAAGAAACAGAAACTCCAGCTAAAGTTGAAGAACCTACTGAGGTTAAAGAATCCGAAGATACTAAATTCGAAGAATTGTCTGCTAAAGTTCAAGAGCTTATCGAAGCTAAAGAACAAGTAGAAAAAGATTATAAAAATTTAGCTTCTGATTTCTTAGCTTATAAAAATGAAGTTCGTGAACAACTTCAAGCTGTTGTATCTTCTAAAGAAGAATTGCAAGAAGCAATTGATTCTGTAAAAACTGTTAAAGAAGGTCTTGAAACTTTGCGCTCTGAAAGCGAAAAAGCTTTACAAGACAATGTAACAGCCGTTAAAGAATCCTTGGAAGAAAAAATTAAAACAATTGAACTTTCCACTTCCAAAGTCGAAGATCCTGTAAAGAAAACTGAGGTTAAGCCAGTTGTCGAAGTAACTGAATCCTTATCCGATCTTTACAAATATTTTAAATAATAAGGAGCTCTATTACAATGCCTAATTTTGATCTTAGTAAAGGCCCTAATCGCTTCACCACTGGTTCTAACGGTAAAGTATTCAAAGGCCTTGGCTTCAAAGCTTTCAATAATGAAGAACGTCGTGTAACACGTACTCAAGTTCGCTTGAACACTGCAAACCATGACACTTCTAACGTATCTTACTGGTTGGATTCTCGTTTGCCAGTTGCTTTCCGTTATAACTACGCTGAAATGTACAATCAATTGGTTATTCCAAAAGGTCGTATCGTAGCCGTAGATCCTGACGTAAAATCTGCAAAAGAAAATCCTGAAATTTTCTTAAACGTATTAACACTTGCTAACGGCGGTTCTCCTGTTCGTTTGCGTAAAGCTGGCGATACTTATAATGCTGCTACTGGTCTTGTTTCTCCTGTCGGCGTTGGTCAACCATTGGAAAACATCGATGTTGAATGGACTCCAGTAAACGCTGCAGCTTATACTGCTGATTTCTATCA